TTAGCCATGTTCTACTCCTATGCTACATCATCTATTAAAGCGCATACGATACACTCAGCAGTTGATGCGGATGATTTGCTATGTAAATTACTTACAGTTGTATTTGGCAATCTAGCAGCAAAAGACTCATTTGGTCCTATTGTTACACCGTCCACTAAATCAGAAGCCGCCGTGCCTCCGTCAAAGCAAATAAATATGCTCCTACTATTAGTGTCTATATTTTTGATAAATAAAAATTTTATTTTATCATCATCATGGACAGCGGTGGGTGCGGTATCATTATCAACAGCGGTATAATCTAAAAAATGACCTTCTATCAAATCTTCTGTGCCTGTATTAGAAACACTGGTCTTTTTGTAATACCACTTATCATTAGCATCATCAGGAGTAACAGTCATACTTGCCGAAAAGGTTTTGGCAATCTCATCTGGCAAAACTGTCACTTGCATTGTTACTTGAGCGTCATTTGCCATTTTTAACTCCTATCCTAAAGCTATGGCTAAAGCAGTAGCCTGACCAGCTACTTCACTATTGTCTGCGATATTTAAAGAAGATCCAACCCCTGTGACAGCAGCCCCAGACCCATCACCATCACAAAATACAATATCTGTATTTCCGTTTGGTATAGTAACTGTAGCTCCTGTTCCTTGTTTTATAGTAGCTGCTCTACTACCAGACAATGAATTTTTTATAATAAAAAATTTACTAGCTGTATTCGGTGCAATGGTTACAACATTTGTACCGCCTAAGTCAGAACCACCGTCTTTAAGGTTTATAACGGCAAACATACCTGTCTGAACATTAGTAGAGCCAGATACAGGCGAAGTTAACCTTATGGTAAGGTCCGTAGTAAGGTCTGATGCAGTAAGATCGGATGCACCTATAACTCTATCAAATATATCAAAGTTAAAGTTAGTTACATCACCCCAAGTTCCAGATAATTCACCTGTGTTCGGTTTTTCTATGCCAAGATTTGTGCTAAACGAACTTGCCATTTATTACTCCTATGCCGCCTTTTCTGACCAAGAAGGTGTTTGTGACGGTACAGTTTCTCCCCACGTTGTTGTGGCTCCTGTTACTACTGTCCAATTAGGAACTTGAACAGGTAGAACATCTAAGTAGATCAGAACTATACCAATATTTCCTGTTGCTGTAACCCCTGTTAAGAAAAACCCTATAGATTGTATAGGAGCGATTGTACCAGTATCTGCTGTTCCTGTTCCTAAAACTCCTGTAAGAGATAAAAGAGAGGAGCCTGAAACTCCTTCTTCACCAAGTCCAGTAGTAGCTACAGCACCTACACCAACTACGTTTGCTGAACAATTTGTAGTTTCTTCACCAAGAGCAGAAGTTCCTACCACTCCTGTAGCAGAAAATGCAGCTGAACCTTTTATTACTAATGTCCCAACAGCTCCTGTAGCTGCTACTCCTGGAACCCCATGAAGAACTGAACCAGCTGGTGTTACAGATCCAGCGGAGGCTGTGGCTGAAACACCTGTAACAGAAATGGGTATTTCTTGGTTCCAAGCACCTCCACCCCAAGTTCCTCTGCCCCATCCTGATACAGACACTAATTTACCTCATTAAGCTATTCTTATAATTGCATTACTTTGATCCGCTGTTGGAAACTGAATAGTAAAAGTTCCCGATGTAGATGTTTTATTAGATGTAAAATCTAATACTGCAACAGCTTTGTTACTATTAGTGCTATTGTATATCAAAGCACCCATTGCAGTAATTGTGGCTGTTGTAAAACTAAGATCTGCAAAATCAGTAAAAGCTGTAGTGCCTGACGTTGTTGGAGCTACTTTTGAGAGAGTTCCTCCTCCTGTAACATAAGAACCACTAGAAGCGACTTCGCCTGTTGTAACAAAAGCAGTTGTGGCTGCACCTAAAGTAGCAGTAGTGCTTGATTTGCCCCCACTACCTTCTGCATACAAAGCTAATTTAAAAGCATTACCGTTCGTTGCGAAGTTATGAGTACCTAACATCAGTTCTTTTTTGAATGCGGTACACATTGCTTGTGCTATTGCCATTACAATCTCCTTATGATATTAGCCAGATCTTCATGACCCGCTTTCAATAAAGTCTGCGTTATCGTAGCTCTTTCTTGCTTTTTTGTAAATTGAACATAAGAATACAAAATATTCCGTATATTATTTTTAAACACCAGAGCCTGATCTTTTATAGCTGGTGGAGCATTATCTGAAACAGATATAATTTTATCTAAAACTAAATCAACTATTTGTTCATCAGACAATCCTCCCTCATTAGAGGTCATCACATTTACTTTACTTACTTCAGCGGTTCCTAAATCAAGCACGTCCATTTGCGCGATAAGTCACGCCCTCTATATCATGTCTACCAATTAAAACACCTTCAGGTTGTACAAACTCTTTTGGCTCTGGAGATTCTAAAGATGTCTGCGGAACAATCATTAAACCGTCCTCTGAAAACCTCTGTACCAGTGGATCCTCAAGTCTGTGGTATCCATAAAGTTTTTCATTTTCTGGCACATTTGAATCTAATAATGAAGAATTTTTAGCAACCTCTACTTTAACTCCTTTAGTTACAGCAACCGCACACCAAAACTCTACACAAGCTCTACCTGCCTCAGCGAAAGCTATATTCGATTTATATGTAAAATCAACACCATAAAAACTTATCTTTTCAACCTCTTTCCATATTGCATAAGCTACAGCATATGCAACAGTATTATTAAAATAACAAAACCCAAGTTTTTTAACAACTTCGTCCAAAGGATATAATACTATTTCAGGAACTCTTTCATCTTTTTGACAAGAATATATTGGAGATTTATTTTTACTTAAAAACTCTCTAGCAACTCCTGTCTGTGTTCCTGCAAGATCACTATCTAAAAATCTAGAAACAGGGTCCATCATAAATGTTCGATCAACGTGAAATATTGCTCCTATGCTATTTATACCCCAAACTTCATCAAACTCATGAGAATTTATTTTAGCGTTCACATAATCTGAAAAAGTTTGTCCTAATCCTACAAGGGCAATAGATTTTCCTTTTAATTTATCTTTTTTCATGTTCTTGATACTCTAACTAATCCCTCTCTATAATGATCTACATTTTCTACGCCCTCGCCATAATTTTTAAGACGTGAAAGAGATTCATTAAATCTATTCTGATAAAGAGCCACTATGTCTTGTTCACCTTTCATAAACGTATATGCTTCAATAAGACTACCATAAAGCATTGCATTTGGAGCATTAGTGCTTAACCATGTGGTGGTAGTGTCAACACCAGTGGAAACAACTGTGCCTGTTGCTCCACTTGTTGCCCCAGTTACTGTTTCGCCCACAGTAAAGTCAGTGCTAGGAATAACTACATTAAAAGTTGTAGTGGTAGCTACAGATGCAATAGTTGTAATTGCTCCACTTGTTCCACCTGTAATCGTTTCTGCGTCAACAAAAGTTCCGCTAACTCCGCTAACAGTTAACAAAAATTGACTAGATATAAGACTAGTCGGTCTATAAAAGTAATGTAATTCAGCAGAATATGCGCTATCAGGAGTTGGAGACAAAATAAAATTATTTACATCGTATAAAGAATAAAATTTAGGAACACCAGTAGCGTTGGTAGGATTAAACTCTTGAAGAAAATTTACATCTCTTTGTAGTAAAAAAACTTTAGATCCAGAATTAGTAATTGACAAACTGAAAGAAGCTAAATAATCATCAGGCACAGCTAAGAATTCATTACTAGCTGTGGTTGTGCCTGTAACATTTTTACGAAAATAATCTAAATCTACTGCCTTAAGTATTCTTTCTTCAGCTGAAGTTATAAAATCTTTTAAATGAGAAACAAAAGCAGTTTCTTGATTTTCTGTATAATCTTTTATAGCAGTTTTTAATTCTGTATATGTATAACTCATGGTGTGTTCGCCTGACCGCCCATGCCGCTGTGATTAGTGCAATAGTAGTATAGTGTCGGTGCGCCTACAGCAACTGTTATTTGAGTGTATGCCCCTGCAGATCCAGGTGTTCCGTTAGTAGTAACACCTGTTGTATATTCAGAACCGCCTCCATGTGTACCATTAGATGTGGTGCTAAATCTTAATGGATGGCCAGAGTTACTGCTATCTGATTGATCGAATCTGTAAGTAGATCCTTCACTTAAATTAACTGTTAATTGTAAAGATCCGTTAAGATAATATTTATTCGCTCCATAATACGACTGCACAGTCACTGTGTACGTTCCTGCAATACTAGTTCCTGTTCCAGACGCAGTTACTGTGCCAACACTACCTGCTCCTGAGACTCCAGTAATAGTCGCACTCGTTGGAGTTGTTACCGTTCCACCAAATGTAACTGTTCCTACTTGACCCCTAGCAAAAGATATAGGTGTATCAAAACTAAGTGTAGAATCGTTAAAAACAGGAAACGTAATTTTTGCATTAAATATATTATTTGTATCTGTGCGAGGTTCTTTTAAAGCGACCGCATCTGAAACATTATTACTTGGCTCTAGTTGAGGATGTTTTTCTTCAAACTCAGAAGTGTGTACAATTAATCCTGTCCATTCTTTTATTCTCTCAGAATATGGAAACCTCATTCCGCTTCTGTCAGATATAAAATAGGCATGTTTTCCTTTAGCATACGCCATTTAAGTTATGATCCTTGGAACTAATTGCAGACTTGATCTGTCTCTATCTTCTGAAGCTGCTCTAGCGAATTCCTCATCATACATAGATTTTAATAAAGTAGCTCTGTCAGGAGCTACTTTTATTGATAAATAGTAAGCTAGCCCTGCAACTAAGCACGGATAAAATCTAAACGGTATATCAAAATCATTTGTATAGTCGTCTGCGTCGTCTATACGAACTAAACGATAATAAATTATTTGATCAGTAGAATTTTCAGGAGTCTGCCAAAGGTATAAAACAGGATTAACTTGTCTGTCAACGAAAAATTGAGAGGGTTTTCCTGTAGACGTTTTATTTGGAAGATTTAAATATGCACTACGAGAGATCCTATCAACAGAAGTATCCGTTCCACTGCGACGGATAACCATTTCTAAAATATCAATAGTATCTATACCTAACGTATAATTAGCCGTTCCTGCAGTTAAAGTGGTCGTTACTTGTTCAATAGTAAATAAATTTATTCCTCTGTTTGCCCACTCTGCTAGCATAATATTTAAAGAACGTCGTGCGCTTTTTAGAGAATATCCTGTTTTAGCCTCTCCTCCACAGCGTTCATAGGCTTCTTCTATAGCTTCTATAACATCAAGATTAAAATCTCTAGAGTTGGAGACAGCCATTAGTCGTCCTTTGCATATAAATTATCAAAAATTTGATTTACATCCATTGTATAGTCTAAATCTGACTTTGAATAGTGAATATGCTGTGACGGTCTAAAATCTGGTGGACCTTCTCCTGTTGCAAACCATGCTGGATGTGTAACACGAACCCTATTATTAGGTAAAGCGACTATATTACCTGTCCATTTACCTGCATCTAAAAGCTCAAGAACATGACTTTGTTTATGTTGAGCTGGATCGTCTGCAACTTCACTTTCTGTATAGTCTACAGTAAAATAGTATTTTGCTGGAAAAAACTGACCATCTATTTTAGCAAGCCAAGGACAAGGATGAGCGCGGTCTAAACGATAAACTGCGTGTGTATGTGACATACAATCCCAAGGTTGAGCAAAATGAACAGGCATAGGCTCTGGCCATTTTTCGAAAGGAGTGTCTCCAACTAATGCTGTTATGGGCATCCTAGCCCACATTGCTCCCCCATGAACATTAGGTTCATCTGTGTCATCTACTTCGAAACCTGTAAACAACACTTGAAAACTTAAACAACGACTGGGCATCGTTGTTACTGCAATAGCCATAGCGTGTAAAAACTCACCATGGTATTTTGTATGGTTATGCGTGTACTCTCTACGCACCCAGCATTTAAAGTGCGTAATATTGCTCTGTAAATAAGGCAACTTACTTGTTAGCCTTAACTCTTTTTATAGCTGCATTAAGACCACCAGCGGCTCCACCTTTGGCTCGTCTTTTAACACCGCCCATAGCTCCACCTTTTGCCATACCTTTAGGACGACCGCCACCCATCATTCTGTTGACCATTTTTTCGTCAACCATGCCGCCCATAGCCATTCCTGTTACATCCATTGTTTTCCCAGGATTTAACTCTTCTACTACGACACCGCCAGCAGCTCCACCTTTTGCCATTTTTTTGACGCCACCTCTGTAACCGCCTTTTGCCATTCCTTTTTTCTTCATCATGCCTTTTTCCTTTTCTTCCTTCTTAGAGGTTTTACATTACGAGGCTTACCCTTAGAAGGTTGCCCTAACTTCACTTTCTGCCTAATCCTACTTCTTTTTTCACTAGCTGACAATTCACTAGTAGTTTTAGGAGTTTTAGAAGAAATACGTTTGGAAGGGCGACAGTAAGGAGTTCCGCGTTTTTCACCCTTTTGTCTGCCACATTTTTTACCAGTGCGTACATCTTTCCAATCTTCTTTAAACCATCTTTTTAAAGCTAATCCTGCTTTTGTCTTACGAACAGCCATAATTGACTCACAAAATTTTTGTTATTTTACGTCTATCATTCATAACTTTACCGCAACCCCTAGCTACATTTGGATTTTTACTAGGACGTTTAGCCGTTTGATTTGCAAGTGTTTTGCCATATCCTCCATTAGCAGCTTTAGCAACTTTCTTCTTTTTCTTTTTACTTCCTGTTGCATAATTAGCCGCACCGACTTTTCTGCATTTAGCAATAGCACCAGAGGCGTAAGCAGATGGAAAGACTTTATATCTAGCTTTAACTTTATGATAACAAGCGTCTTTAGGCATTTTTATTAGCCCTCCTTATGCTTTCTTTACCTTGTCGAAATATGCGTGCAACTTCGGTTTTCCCCATAACTTTAGCTCTTTGCTCACCGACTGTAAGTATCTGTATTTTCCTAGCAAATGGTTTTCTAACTTTTTTAACTTTGGCTACTGTTGCCCTAGCATCGGCTGGAGTAGCAAACTTTATGGATACTGTATCTTTTGGATTTTCATCCGTATATAGTCTTCTTCCGCTGCCTTTTGGCTTTTTACCTGTGCCTTTTTTAGGATCTCTTTTTGACACGCTTTTTTCTCCCAGCGCAATGCGCTCTTTCGCTAAAGCCTCTTGGTCTTTTACAGTTTATAGACTTCTTCCTTTTAGCACTCCACTTTTTCTTCTGGGGTGGCTTAGATATTTGTTGTGGTATACTTCCTCTTGATATAGGCAATTAACACTTCCATCTTCTACGAGCTTGACGTAAACGGCTGTTAGGATCTCTCGCCGCTTTCGGAAACTTTTTCATCTGTCCTGCAGATCTAGCGCAAAACGATTTACGTCTTTTAGCTGCTTTACTACCTTTTTTAACTTTGCCTGTAACCGCAGTTTTTAACTTACTTCCAGGATTCTCTCGTCTATAACGAGCAACTCCAGCTTTGGTCATTCCCGCCCCACTCTTTGTGGGGCGAAAATATTTTTTGGTTTTCGGAGGATTCTTAGCCTTTTTACGAGCCATTAATCATAACTCTTTCGGACCTGTATAATTACTGTGTAAGTATCTGCAGAAGAATGTCCAACTGTTGTAAACATAATATCTCCAGTTACTCCAGAGCCAGCGTTGTTAGTTAATCCTCCAAAAGAAGAATAGTCGTGATGACCACTTTGATTTTCACCTAATTCAATACAAAAAGCATCGGTGCTAGCGTCAAATAAAATTTTGACTTTCATACCGTTACACTGCCACCATATTTTTTCTATAGTAGCTCTTGTACACGTAGCACCTGCAAAATTAGTCGCCAAAGCAGATACATCTACTTTTTTGACTGCACTTTCACCAGTACCATCAGAAACATTGGTAAATTTCAATACAGCGTTTTTATCACCATCAACTAGCGTTTGAGATGTTACGGCATCGGCCATGTCAACCTCCTTAGAATACTGAGTATTCTAGTTCAACCGTAAATCTTCCAGCAGTAACATCAGCGTTTACTGTAGTTGTTGCTCTAGCATAAAGATGAACATTTGCAACAGCCGCTGTAATATTAGGCACGAAAATATGATAATTACCAGCTGTATCGTTAAAGTTTACATCAATCTCAGTAATCGACTGAGTAGCACTTAACTGCTCATTAAAAGACGTTACACCTGCACCTACTATCTCAGTTCCACTAACGGCTGCATTGGTTGCTGTACCGCTTGTAGAACTTAAAGCTAAATTACCTGCAAGAGTTTGACCAGCTGCAGTGGTAATACCAATCAACGCCCTATGAATGAATATTTTACTAGGTGTTACCAAACCATCAGGTGCATCTACATTCAGAGTGCCTAACTCCACAAGACAATCACCATCTGCATAAGCAGTAGAAGCAGCGTCTGTTGCGGCTAATGATCCTGCAAAAGACTGAATCTTACGTGTTCCCATAGAAACAAGCTGTCCTGTTGCATTAACAGAAAAACCTGTTTCTGTAACTGCACCAGTTGTAGAGCTTTCATTGATTACTTTAAAGCCGCCTTTCGAGCGAACTGGACCTGAAAAGGTAGTAGTAGCCATGTTTTTCTCCTGTCGTGGCTAATGTCAGCTCCCATTGAGCTGTCAGGAATCAATACTGTAAACGAAAAAAGGGCAACTCGCAAGTCGCCCTTTTCCGAATCATTGTAAGGTTAAGCTCCTTTAGAGCCAAACACACAACGTGGATCTGAAAACCCGAAGCTATAACGCTCACGAGCCTTAAACCGCATATTGCCTGTGTCAAAATCACCTTCCATCTGAGTTTTGATTGGCGCACGTTCGAAGTGCTTAAACCCATTAGGTGCATCTGTCTTAATGAAAAATGCATCTGTATCAGTAAGGAAGTGATTAACGACATACCCGTCTGACAACATGCCTTTGCTACGAATAGCATTGACATCGTTATCAGCAGTACCAACTCGTAGCGCAGAGGCCATCAAACGCTCTGCAACAAACTGAAGTGCAGGCGGGATGATTAGCTTCATACCACGAAGCGCAATTTTTAGGCCACGCTCATCGGTAAAGCCAGAGATACTAATCAAAGCATCTTCTAAAGAGGTTTCGTTTAAATCCGCATCAGTGGATGGTTCGTTAGCAAACGTGCCACCTCCTGAAAGAGGATGTAAAAGCGAACAAAGCTCAACGCCATCACCACCAGTTACACTGCTGCTAAATGCATTGTTAAGGACGTTAGCCGCCTTAACTTGCTTTGTATGTGCCATAGAACGAGCCAGAGCGCGAGTATAACGAGACGCCAAACGGTCGTACAAGTTATCTTCGATAGCTTCCTCAGTGATTGAGAAAGCCAACGCAATGGTTTCGTGAGTAAAGCGAGAAGTAAATGACTCTTGCGCGTCATCAAAATTTACCGCTCCACCTTCATTTTTGGTTGGCGCACTACCAAAACCAGCAAGCATTACCTCTTCTTCAAATGCACGATCTGAGGATTCGGTATCAAAGATTTCTGCATGCTCGTTCTCGTAACGATCATATTCCATGCCAAAGAGGGCATTGAGTCCTGGCTCAAGTTCTTTGGCGAGTTGTGCTCTTGAAATAGGCATTAGTCAACCCTCCTACTTAGTGCCAGTTGTTGTCTTATACGCATGCTCGTTAATGATAACGTAAGCATTCGTATTATTAGACGTTTGATCACTATTATCAGGATCCCGAGAGATACCGATAATCCGAAGTTGCGCTGTGCCAGAAGCCGTAGTTGCTGAAATTTCTCCAGAAGACTTACCAGTAGTTGTGCTACCAGAAGTCATTGAAGTAGTATCAGCGTTCGCACCAACGCTGGCTTGCGCGAGCGTTCCGTCACACTGAATTTCAAAAACTGTATCTGGATCATCAATAACTTGAGCAACAATATCAGAAGCAGCAATGCTTCCAGGATAAAAATTGCTAAAGACTTTTTTCTTAGTCGTAGGATCAGTGTAGCTACAACCATTGAATACACCTACACTATCATCTGCAGTATTGGTTCCAGGAAGAATATCTCCCCCACCACCTGCATCCATGATTACGAGCATGCCCTGAAAAATAGGACCAGTTGCTCCAGACGCAATAGGATATTCGTTTGTAGTAAAGTTAGAAACTCCACTGAGCATACGGACAGGCTTTAGTCCAAAAGCGGCGTCTTTATTTGCCATTTTTTTCTACCTTCCATAGGTTACAAAAGTGGCCTACTTAGTGTTCGGACCACCAAAGGTTACACGAGATTGCCGATCTTTTGTAATCGGCATTGAAGGATGCTGTTCCTTCATAAGGTCGTTGTCTACAGCCGTCATTTGATCCGCAGTTTGCGATTCAAAATATTCTTGACGACTTTCAGCAATTTCCTCTGGCACCTTTGCCAACATCAACCCTCCTACACCAATGACTCCTGCATGCTTTCCGTCCTCAATAGTCGGAGCATCGAAGTCAGGATAATCCTCTGCACGAACAGGTTCATAACCCTCTCGAATACGACCAGAAACATTTTTACGGTCTTCATAACCGCGAGTCTCTGTGCGAATCCATCTGAATTTATAGCCTTCAGGCGGCGTTGGTGCATCAAGAGATGAAGATGGTCTCCAAGGTTTTCTGCGCTCTTGCGTTGAGCGTGTTTCAGCAGCGCGAGGAGTTCTTTTTGAAATTTCAGACATACTAAGCCTCCTTCACGTATCTCGCGTATTCCTCAAGAGGAACGCCGAGTTTTTTAGCAATGGCCACTTGACTTTGAGTCAAACGAACAGTCTTGCGTCCAGTTTTTACATTCCTAGAAGCAGGGGCAACAGTCTGGACGGGTTTCCGATTGCCCTCTGATTTTTGGCCCTCAAATTTATGAGGGAACTCTTTTCGAAGTCTATTATCTATCTCAGCATAATAATCTTCTGACGAGGGATCAAAACCCTCTTCCTCGATTAGTTTACGATGAATTGAAAACGCTGTAAAGGTCATTGCTTCATCTTTTCCAAACCACTCGTTATCTTCTGCCCATTGTTTAGCTCTAGGATCAAGCGGTTGTTGAGGCTGAGCAACGGATTGAGCGGGTTGTTGAGTAGCAGGATTTTCAGAAAATTCTTTTTCTTTTAATTCTATTTTAGCCTGTTGTCTAGATATCCTATCGTTTTCAACACTTAATTTAGCTACCATTTCTTGAGCATCAGCCATAGCCTCTGAGTCACCTTCCTCATAGGCAGCTTTTAAAGCTCTTTTAGCTTCTGCTAACTGACTCTTTACACGCCCTTCAGCTTCACTAATTACGGTATTACTTGCCTGAGTAAAATCTGTAGCAAGTTTTTCATTATCATCTTTTAATTTTTTAGCATACTCTAAAGCAGCTTGTTCACGTCTTTCTGCTTCTCGCATTTTATACGTTAAACGATCTATACGTTTTTTAACGCTTTCAGAATATTGTTCATGCTCTTCTGAAGTCTCTTCAGCGGAAGCAGCTGCAGGAGCTTCTTCTACTTCCTGCTCCTCTTCAACTTCAACATTTATTTCTTCTTTTTCCTCAAAGAGGTCTTCTTGCTTCTTTTCTTGCGCTTCGGCCATTTATCTCTCCTATACAACCATTATATCGCGAGGATCACTGATAGTAGCAATAATCTCGTCATCGTTAAGAATACGAGGTTCAGCTCCATCTATTTTAAAACGAGAACCAGCATATCTTCCAATAAGAACCCAATCGCCCTCTTTACACCAAGGACCATCAGGAAACTTATTTTCGTCTTTATATGCGTCGGGACCAAGACTAACCACATAACCTACATTAGTAGCAAGCCGATTACGTTCAACCGTTTCATCCGCGAGAAGAATACCACCTTTAGTTTCTTTAGATGGTGTATACGGAAGGATTAAGATTCTCCAGCCTGTGGGCTTTGGAAGTTTTTCTAAAGCAGAAGCTGAATCTTTATTTTCTTGATCTGGCAAAAATTGCATAGGATCAAACCGATTAGACGATACTTCAGAGATTTTAGCTGAAGCTCGGCGTTCCTTTTCCTTTTCAAGGATGTGGTCAGGAACGAATAACCTTTTATTCATCGTTGTCTCTCTCCAATCTATTTCTAGTTTCTTTTAAAATTTGTTCCATTTCTCCTAAAGCGTAAACTTGACCCATGAAATGTTTATATTCTTCCATATTTTTTACGCCATTAGACATCAAAGTTTCGCTTATCTCTGTTTGTCTTTTTTCTACTTTACCTAGAAGATACGAAACTAAATCCATTTAAAGTATGCCTTTAAAATCTGTTCCTTTTATAGCGATACCACCGCCCTTACAACGACGTGCGGCTAAAACTTCGTCTCCACCGCCGCCACCGCCATAGCCGCCGCCTCTTGCTTTTTTCACTTTACCTGTAGCACCTGCAATCTTATCTGCATAGGTAATTTTATCTCTAGGGGGTGCTAAAGCTGCAAATTTCTTTTGTTTATCGGTCATCTCTGAACCTCCAGTCGAGCGTTTTTTAACACCTTTATCTTTTTGACCCATAGCTTCCATTAGATCAAATCGTAAAATATCTAATTTATCAGCATCTGTTTCAGTAGCAATCTTTTCTAAAAGCTCTTTTACACGTGTATTAGCCATTTATCTTTTCCTTGTTGCCATAGTTACATTAGCGCGAAGCGCAGCAATATCTTCGTCTGAAGATATTTCAGCCCTCTTAAGAGCAGCGTCTTGTTGTAGTTTAGCGGCCTCAAGTTGAGCTTTTTGTTGGTCAGCCATAGCTTTACGTTGCACTTCTGCTTGTTGAATCTGAAGCTCTTGTTGTTTTAGCTGTACAATTGGATCAGCTTGTCCTGCTCCAGCAGCTTGTTGTGCCATTTGAGATATTTGTTGCGTAGCCATTGCAGTTGCCTCCGCTAAAGCTGCTTCTTGTTCTGGATCCATTATCATGCCCTCTGCTGGTATAGGTCTACCAAGAATTTGTTCAACTTGTTGTTTATATTTCATACCTAAATGTTCTTGCATATGTGCCATTAGAACTTGATTAGCCATTCGGTTTTTCATAACATTAGGGTCTTGTAAAAAAGCAGAATGAGTGGCTACATGTGCATCGTGGTT